CGTAAGCGGCATGGTCTTGAATTGGCGGTCGATTTCGTCCATGTTTTCGAGAACGGACGCCTTGATGATTTCCGCGGTGATCTTGCCTTCCGAGCCAAGCTGTTTGAGCTCGCCCTGCACGACCCCCATATGCTTAGAAATCATCTGCTCGATGAGCGGCGCGGCCTCCGCGATGGAGCGGAATTCGTCGCCCTGAAGTTTCCCCGAGCCCAAGGCCTGCGTCAATTGGAGCATGGCGTCGCCCTGCTGTTGGATGCCCGTGCCGCCGATGGTAAAGAGCTTCTGGACGCCTTCGACGAACGGCACAACCTCGCGCGGATCGGGGAAGGCGTCCTTCGCCGTCATGGCGATTTTCGAAACGCTGTCCGCCATACCATCGTAAGAGCCGCGCGCGCGGAGTGCGGATTGATAGATAAGGTCGTTCATCTCCGCCGCGTTTTCCGCCGAGCCCGTGACGAGCTGGAGACGCGCCTTCATGCCTGCGTAGGCGTCAGAGGCCGCTATAAGTTCCCCCGGAAGCCGCGCCGCATAGTCCGCGACGCGCAGGAGCGCATTGGCTGCGATGTTGCCCATGGCAAACTGCCCAATCGCGCCCGTGACGGCAGATTTTAACCCTGAAAGGATGCCCGTCGTCCTTGTCGCCTGACTCCCGAGCTCGCGCGTCGCGTTTTCAAGGACGCCCGCCCCGCTCGCGGCGCGTTCTTCGGCGTTCGTCAAAGCTTCCGCCGCGTCCGTCATGCTCATCAGCGGCTTAGAAACGCCGTCAATCAGTTTCAGGTATTGGGAAATCATCCCCATGCTCTCACCTCCTTCTCCGTTTCGGTCTCATTTTCCGCGCTTCTTCTTTCCGGCGTTCGACCTCCGCCGCCACGCTGGCGCATAAAAAGGCCTGTTCCTCGAGCGGCAGGCCTAAGATTTCATGCGGCAGTTTGTGGAGCTTCTGTAAGCAGAAATGGAAAAGAAGCGCCATTCCATCCCCGCTTTTGATCAGTTTTTTATTTTCTTGATGTCCTTCGCGAGGCCCATGTCGACGCCCTGCGCTTCCATAATGGCCTTGGACAGCTTCGCGTATTCGCCCGGCGTCAGCATGGCCTCCGCAAGCTCTGCGGCATCCATCACGCCGTAGCTATTTTGGAGTTCTTCGGACTTGAGATTCGGAAACAGTACGCATTGCTCAAGAAGCAGGCGTCCCATGTTTTCTTCGTCCGTGCGGAGCTCTGTCTTTTGGGTCGCGGCGTTTACGACTTTCACGGTGCAGGCTTTCTTGATGCCTTCCATTTCCTTTGCCGTAAGGATCTTAATTTTCCAAGGGATGGGATTTCCCTCCTCATCACAAAAGCGGTCGGAGATTTCCACCTCCGCCGCCGTGTACTTGACCGCGTTCCCCGCGAGGAAGCATCTGATGTCGTCCATAAATCCTCCTTACGCCATGCCGTCGAGGTCGGTAAAGGCTTCCGCGACTTCAAAATCCTCGAACGTGAAATCCATGTCCTGTTCCGCCCAATCGCCGTCAGCGTCAAAAGCCGCGACGGTCGCGGAGTCGAAGTTCACGTCCTTTAGGATGACGGTCTGCGCGCCCGCCGTAGAAGTCGGATCCTCAAGCCGTACCTGCATATCAAAATAGATGTCCTCGCCGCTGTCCTTGTATTTCTTTACAAGCTGCGTGAAACGGGACGTGTTCGAGTAGATGGTCATGGAGCCGGTGCCGTTCCAGCTGGTGGTCTTATGCCCTACGCCCGTACGGCCCAGGATCGGCACCTCGACCTTGTTCTTCTCGACCTTCGCCTCAAGGTTCTTCGCCTGCAAGAGCAGCAGGCGTTCCCCATCGATGGTCACATAGCAGGATGCCATACGCGCGGAAATTACGTCACGCGCGTGCATCGTTCTGATTGCGTCCGCCATTGTTTCTTCCTCCTATCAGGCGATGTAAATCGTCATGTACAGTTTTTCCATGCACATGACCGGCTGGATTGCGTAATCGCTCAAGACGACTTCCTTCGAGTTACCCATCGTCGGGATCGGCACGTCGTCGGCGTTGAAATTGGTGATGGCGCGGATGCGCTGCATTTCCTTTTCGTATGCCACGATGTCGCCCCAAAGAGCCTGCCGCCCTTCATCGTCGTTCGGTTCCTTGCCGAGGTATGTTTTGTTGAAGAGCCGCGCGATGTCGATAGCGTGCTGGTCAAGAACGCGCATGACCTGATTCGAGGAAAAATCTTCATTCTTTTCCTTCGTGAACGAGGTGAACGTGTTGATGTCGCGGAGGATGTTTACGTCGCCCACAACATCGCCGTCCACGGCGTCCGTCACGCGGTGGAAAATGAGCATGCCGTCCGTGATAGCCTTTTCGAGCTCGCTCTGCTTATAGTCCGTGAAAACGGTATAATCGCCGTCGTACGTCTTATTCGTGCAGGACGCGTTGACCGCGCAGGACGCTTCCGCTCCCGCTACCCAGTAGACGAGAGACGATTCCACCGCGCCGTCGTCCGTGACCTTGTTCTTGACGGAGATAACGCCTTCATAGTCCGCGTTTTCGTAGTTGTAGAGCACGGTCTGGAATTTCGAGCCAACTTCATCCCTCATCCGCTTCGTGAAGGTGGCCATGAGCTGCTGGATGGTCTTTTCCGTGGAAACGCACGCGAGAATGTTGAAGTAGTATTTTTCAATCTTATCGAGGAATGCTTGATACTGCGCGGCCGTCACTGCGGAGCCAGCCGTGCCCCCGGTGAGCGGGGTCGCCGCCGCTGCGGTGAAGTCCCCCGTCGCCGTAAACGTCACGTAGTCGTTATCCTCGATGTCGACCCACGTCTTCCCGGTCTGCTTATCAAGCGCGGTCACGGTGTCGCCGTCATTGAGGTACGTTGTGACGCTGTAATAACCGTCGTTGTCCACGACGGCTTCGACCGCTACGGAGAGCGCGTTGCCGCGCGTGCCGCCGTGCTTCGCCGTCGCGAGGTCGTTAGATGCCTTCGCCGCGCCGTTTGAGAGACGGTAGAAGTAAACGGTCTTCGCGTTGAGGAAAAGCTCGCGGATGCCCTGGATTTCATCCGCGCTGTAATCGTAGCCGAAATATTTCATGGATTCCTTTTGGAAATCCTCGTTGGTCACCGCGAAGATTTCATCCTCCGGGCCCCAATCGAGCTCCACGGGCATGGCTACATAGCCGCGGTCGGCCATATTGACCGTCGCGCGGACCTTGGAAACGAAATTAATGTACGTGCCCGGCAGTTTCTTATTCTGCGTGAGCCACGTCCCGCCCCCGAGTGCCATATTAAGCCTCCTTTTTGTTTACTTTCTCCACGATGGGAGTATTCAGAAATTCGTCAAGCAGGTTCTTTACCTGCTCACGTGAATAATATTCCCCGTCTTTCAGGACGACGCCGAGCGCGTCACGATAATCGCGGTAGGTTTTCGACGCGACGAGCTGTTCCTTCGAGAACACGGGCGCGTCATTCACCGCTTTCGTCCTTGCTGTTGTCTTCGCTGCCATTTTTAATCCTCTGCTTCTGGATCAACGTCTCCATCATCGGCGCCTGTTCTTTCACGCGGAGGATGCACGCTTCGTAATGGAGTTCCATGTGGAGGGCGTGGTCTTCTATCCGGTGGGAGATTTCCGCCCAGCGGACGGGAAGGCCGTCGCCGCCCTGCTCTTTAGGAAGCGTGACGGTTTCGAGCGCGTCATAGAGCTTCATGAGCGCCTCGTTCATTTCCGCCGCTTCGCCTTTCCCATGGTCGTACGACGCCGGGAAGAATGTCACCTCATACACCCGGCGGCAAAGTCCACGCGGGCCGAGGAGCCGCGTCTCGCTCCCGGAAATCTGGCGGATGAAGAAGGACGGCACAGCGAAATTCTGCGGCACGGCATCGCGATAATACGTGCAGGCGTCCCCAAAGGAGCCGTAGAGCGCGTTTACGATGCCCTGTGCGAGCGGCTCTTCCGCGTATTCCGCTTTCGCTGCGCCGGAGACGATGCCGTCCCGGATGGCTTGCGCCGTCATTTCATCACCTGCTTCAAAAACAAATAAAACCGCTCGCGGACGTATTCGTCGCCGCGGCTTTGGATTTCCTCCGCCGAAAGCGTCATCATATGCTTTCCTTCCACCCAGCTTCTGACGAGGCGCTTTCCGATCGCGGGGACGTAACGCCTCGGCTGCTGGCGGTGGCCGTGTTCCACGTAGGACGCGTACTCTACGGGATTGATAACGTAGGCGGCGTAGACGCTGCCGCGCCGCGTGACGCTTTCAACGCGCCACCTCCGGCGAAGCGTCCCGCCCTGCGCAATCTTTTTACGCCTGCCGGTTTCCTTGTCTGTTTCATAGACGCCTTCGCCGACGGGCGTTTTCTTTTTGACCTCCGCTAAAAATTGTCCTGCGAGCTCGCGCGCACACTGCATGAGAAATTCCTCCTGCCGCGCCCCGAATTCGACGAGGCGTTTCTGGAGCTCCTCCGCGCCGCGGAAATCCTTTCTCATGCTGTCGCCTCGTAAAGCGTGAGCGTGATTTCCTGATGCGTCAGATACCGCGCGGGTTCGCCGGATGCCTCGTAGTCCGTCGCCGCGCCGTTTCTTGTAACGGTAACGCGGCTTCCCGGCTTGATTTCCGTTTCCGGCGCGAGGAAGAGCTTCGCCGTCTGCGTTTTCGCGGGCGGCGTTCCCTCTCCCGCGGCGGGGGAGGAGGAAAAGGAAATCCGGCACGGGATGTTTTCCCATACCGCGGTTTCTTCATAACTCGTCACGCGCGTTTCCGCGTCCGTCACGGCTTTCCTCTCGTAGACGGTACAGACGTCCTCATAGAGGTCTTCTATCCGTGCGCGGGCGTTTGCCCTTAGCCGCTCGATTCCCCGCAATGGCATGGCCGCCTCAGCCTCCTGTAACGGTTCAATGACGCCGTGTAATTCTTCAGGACGGAAGCCGCGTAGGCTTCATAGGCCTTCGTGGAAGCCCCGTCGCGGAAGGAAACGGTCGTG